TATCAAAAGATATAAAATATGTAGTGTTGACTTTGTATGTTATTCCACTACTAATAGCCATTCTGCCTGAAATGACTCCAACATAAACATTGGTACATTCTATATCTCCGTTAGGTAAATATATTGCATTTTGATATGAGTTATAGTGATTTTTAGTTGCTATGTTTTTATAACTAGGTCCAGTATATATTTTACTCTCTCCATTTGAATCTTTATAACTTATAAAATTACAAGTGTTCTCTGGATTGGTAACTATATAACTATCTCCATAATGGTTAACACTAGCTGTCTTCCAACCAGTTAATTCTGTATCTCCATATAAGAAAGGTCTACCATTATTATCAGCTCCAAAAGCTAAACAAACTCTACTATCAGGTGTTTGTTTGATATTATCTGGACCTAAACTAGTAAGTCTATTTGCTTGGATATCCCCTTCATTTTGAACATTTGTTATTTGATTATCTCCCTCTAGTACAACTAATCCTACTTGAGTATCTCCTTCTGTTGTGACTCTTTCAACTTGAGTATCTCCCTCGTCAGTAATTCTGGATAATTGAGTATCTCCCTCATCTGTAACATTATCTACTACTTCTCCAGAAATACTATTAATATTTTCTATTTGGGTATCTCCTTCTGCTATTACTCTTTCTACTTGAGCATCACCTTGTTCTTGTATTCTAGTTGTCCCAGTATTAGTTACCCTTTCTACTTGAGCAGTACCTTCTGCTTCTATTTCATCTAATGCGGTATTTTTATTAGTTTCTATACCTTTCAGAGCCTCATTACTAGCTTCTGTTATTTCATCTAATAGTTGTTGTATTTGTGTTTCTAGTTTACCTACTTGAAAACCTCTCCAACCATCCTCAGTCTTTACCCATACCTCACCATTTTCTAGTGTCGGCATTACTAATACAGTATCTTGTCCATCTCCAACCATCATATTAGATTTCATATAATCATAAATATTTTTAACATCTTCAACTAACTCGTTATATCTATCTTTAAGTATATTAACATCTGCACCAAAACTAACCTCATATATAGAAGAAGTTGATGCGAATGAATATACGATTTGAATTCTCTCTATATCTTCTAAAGCTTCTGTATCAGTTATTTCTAAATATTGGTTATCGTTTTCCTCTGTTATTTTATAACTACCACTAGGAATAACGGTATACATTTCTTGTGGTTTTCTCCAGAAGAATATTGCTTCTGACAATTCTATACCATTAATCTCATATGTAGTTCCTTCTTTATTAAACTCTAAGATATTTCTTAGTAGCTTATTTTGCTTATATATATCAGCCATCTATTTTCCCTCCTATTATTTTCTGGTAAAAAAAAAGAAGAGAAGTTTTACCTCCTCCTCTTCTCTCTCTTAACTAAGCAATAGCTACTCTAGTAATGTTAGCTGGGTCAATACAAACTGCTCCAACTGTTTCTGATGCTACTAAGTGATAGCTCATATCTTGTGAAGCATAGTATTCAGCAGAACCCTCTCTACCATCAGGATTCTCTGCTAATCCACAAGTTCCAGAAGGAATTATAAATATATCATTATCCCCTACTGCGTCTGATATTAATACTTCTGCACCAAAGAAATAAGTTCCTTTACCATCTCCACCAAATGCTTTTTCATAATCTGCATTTAACACATAATCAGATTCAGAAAGTGTTTGCCAAGAAGCAACACTCATTGCTACCGCTACACCAGCTACATCTGCGACAGTATTATTGATTAATGCTTTAGCTCCATTAACTCTTCCAATTAACTTAGCTACATTTGTTTTAGTTGCTAATCCAGAAGAACTTAAATCTAATTGTTTTAACTCATCATTCTTAGCTAATATAGCATTAATTACTTTTATATCTTCTCTAAGTAAAACAGCATTACCCATAGATGTTACCCATTTACCTTTAACGTCTAACTCAGTTTTCATTAAATCTTGTTTAGGTACTCTTTGTGCTGAAGATATAGGTGCTAATGTTACTGGATAAGATTTAATATCTCCCGCATTATCTCCATTTCCAGAGAATAAATCCACTGTACCATCTACAGAAGTAGCTCCTTCGACTCTAGCAAACGAATAAGTTTCTGCTCCTTTTACTGATGCATACTCACAATACTTTCTTAAAACTCCACCTGTTGACTCATTTAAAAAAGCTTTTAGTGCCATTGAATACTTTTGTTCTGTTGTTATTGTTGCCATATTTTATCACTCCTTATATTTTATAATCCTATTATTTTTAATAACTCTTGTAAACCTTGCTTATCGGCTACTCTATTCTTAATCTCTTTAACTACTTTTTTAATATCTCTACCATCTGACATAGCTCTATCTATAGTGTCATATGCTTCATCAATACTCATTGACCTAATTTGTTTCTCAGGTCTTTTAGGAATAGATTGATTCATATTACCAGTTTGACTTAAAGATTTTTTATACATAACATTCATCATTTTAACTAATATAGGGTTACCCATAATATTATCAATACCCTTCTCTAGTTCAGTACCTGTATACATATCACTCACAAACGAATGGACGGCTCTATAATTTCTTTTTTCCTCAGAAGTTAATTTATTGCTAAGATTCTGTCTTATTTCTTCTGGAGAAGGAACTTTATTATCCTCAGCTTCATTTGCCATTTCTTCTACTCTCTCATCTAATATAAACTCAATCTGTTCCTGTGTAAACCCTTTTTCTTTATATCTATTGGCTTCGGCTTCTAATACGCCTATTACCTCTGGATTATCAAAATCTAATACTTCTTTATACTTTGATAGGTTGTAATCTCCTACACCATATAACGTTTCATCATCTGTAAACATATCATCGGGTCTAAATTCATCAATTGCTATTTCTTCTTCTGTTGTATTCTCTTCTGGAATAACATCGATTTCCTTTTCTATTTCTTCTGCCATTACTACCTCCTATGTTTTATCTTTCATATATACGAAAACCAACGGAACACTGTGTTCCAATTACATACTATTTATCTTAGCTTTTATAGAAATTAAATCTATTTTTAGCTTACCTAAATTATCTCTCCTTTTAGGATATTGATTATATTTATTATAATAAACTTCATCTACTCTATTTGAATCTAATACTACTAAGTCTAATAACTCCATTAATTCTTTATCTCCAGAATACTTTGATAATAATTCAACGTATCTTTTATCTGGAGATAATAATTCTTTAGCATATATAGCATTAGCTTTCTCTATTCTGTTGTTGTTCATTAGCTTCCTCCTGTTGTTCTAATCTCATTTGTTGTATCATATTAAGCTCTTCTTCTGTAGGAATTAAATCTTTATCAATATCCATTTTTTCAGCTATCCATATATTAGCTTTAGATGTATCAAGAATTACTCCAGCTTGTTGAGCTTGATTTATTCCAGAAATTGTTGAAACATAATTCATTAATCCAGTGACATCACCTAGATTACTTGCCTTAGATAATGAGTTTATATATATTAGACTAGCATATGGTATAATACCATCTTGTAAAGTCAACATATTGTATTTCAACATTATATTAAATGGAGCCATAAATGTAGGTTGTAATAACTCCGAGTTAATTAATTCATATGTATTAGCAAAACGCTTTCTAAACATTTCTTGCATAGTCTGAACAAAAGTAGCTGTAGTACCTTTACCTTGTTCTATATTCATTATCATATTATCTACCATTAATGATTGTCTAAAGGCACTTCTAGCACTTGCTATAAGGCTATCTAACGGCATTAAACTACTTCCAGTTGATAGATACTCTATAATACCTTGTTGCCCATCTTTAAAACTATCTCCACCATAATTAAGCTTACCTTCTGATAAGTCTAAACCATAAAATAATTCTTCATTACCTACAAACATAGCAGCAGGATTTGCTATCCTTCTTGCTTGTGATTTATATATTTCTTTATATTGCTCTAATTCTTCCAGTAAACCTATGTTATTTACAACTATTGATTTTCCCCAAGGAGTACCTTCTGTTACGTCCCATCTAAATACTACAAATGGATTATAATTTAAACTCATTTCCTTTAACACAGTCTCCATATCACTTAATACAATCATATAATTATATTTAGTTATAGTAGTCTCCTCATCATATTCTGGAATAACAACCTCATAAACATCTACATTAGAACTCAAATCGTCCTCTATAATACTTTCTGGTAAAACAACTCCTCTACCAAATAAATCTAAGATATATTCAGCATTAACTTCTGGATGAAGTTTGAATACTATATTAGGGTCACTATGAGCGTCCTCTAATATATAGAGGTTATCTAAGCCCACATAACCATACATAAAGGGTCTTGATGTTGAACCTGTTTCTCTTATACAGTAACATCCAGTACCAACCTTAATAAAGCTCTCAACGGCTTTAGAAATCTCTTTATAATAATTTGATGATTGGATATACTTAAATACTTTATTAATATCATTCTCTTTAGTTTTATTTATTTCTGCCAGAGTAGATTTAATACCATCTCCCTCTTCGGCTATTAGTCTGTCTTCATCTATATATAAATCCGCCCAGTTACCTTGTCTGGGGAAAATAGAATTCATTATAAAACTCTTTAATGCATCTATTGAATCTGTTACGGCTGAGTCAACTTCCCTTTGAGATTCTAAGATAGGTTTACCATTATCATTTATTTTTGCAAAAGTATCTGTTAAGTCTAATACTCTATTATAAACAGTTCTTATATCTGATTTTCTAGACTTTGCTTCCGCTAGATACCATTGTAGTTTACTCTTGTTAACTAACGCCATATCTTCCCCCTATAATTTTAATGTTAATAAACTCTCTAACTCGTCGTCTTCGTCATCTTCGTCTTCTGTTATTCCAGAAGTTGGTGATGTTTGAGTTTGTTCTATAGCAGTTCTTTGTTGAGCCAACTCTTTTTCTGCTGCTTCAATCTTTGCTTGCTGTTCCTCTGCTTCCTTTAGTCTTTCTTCTTCCTCTTCTGCTTGTTGCTTAGCTTGTCTCTTTGCTTCATCAGCTGCCATTATCTGCTCACTAACACCTAATGTACTTACACCCAGCATTGTTCTACCTAATCCAGTATCTCTAAAGAAATGCTCTACTTCTCTACCAACACTTCTAAAAGGTCTCTCTATAGCTCTTGATATCCTTCTAAATACTCTACGTCCCATATTAATTAATACCTCCTATTTTTATATATCCTTCTCTGGATACTAAAATATTATAATTATTTGCTAATCTCTTTATATACCTCTCGTTTCTTATTCCAGAAACCCAATTAAACTCTACATAACTATATTCTGTTATCATTAAATCCACTACTTCTCTATACTTCCATATATCCCCATTATCAAAACTAACCATACTTAAAGCTATCCCGTTATCCTCGCACTTTTCAGCTATCACCCAACTATCATTATTTCTAAACAACCTATGAATGTCCGGCATTGTACCATCAATTAAGAGGTCATTTAAGCCCTTTAATCTATCTAGGCTTAATGTTGTAGGGGTAACCTCTAAGAAACTCCTTCCTGAGCCTCTCATAGCCTCTGAGAGCGTATTAGGAATTATATCCCAGTACTTTTTAGGTGTGAAGTGATGGGAAATACAAACTACTACTAAATCCATTTCTGGTACCATACAATCTTCTAGTTCCGTTACTGGAACTCTTCTAAAATCTATAGGGCTTGTGTAACACATATCACTTAATATTCTATGAACCCAAACGTATTTATCTATTAATCTCTCATTCTTTGCGTGAAGAACCCAATTTTCAAGATTTAATATATCATTATTTTCTCCATAAGTAATGTCGTGGTGTGCGTCAAAATTCCATATTGTACTATTCTTGCACTTATACTTTCTCATTATGTCTACTATCTCATTATGTTCGTCTATTATTCTAAACTTTGCTTTACTACATTTACTCTTAACTATTTCTAAAAGCTTAGCAAAAGTATCTATATCTATGTTAGTATCTATTTCCGATACTTCTTGCTTGATTATATCAATTACTTTCCAAGCTGTTTTTGGTGTCAAATCGTAATTAATATAATCTCTATAAGTGTGTCCATTAAATAAAAAATCTATATCTATTGACATAATATTCATTAACCTTTTCCTCCCTTTAGCTCATAAACTAAATCTGCATTTTCTTTTTCCAGAGACTCTATTTTATTTTGTAGTGTTACGATTTGCAATATTAAGTTATCTATTCTGGAATCTAAAATATAAACAGATTCATTTGAGTCTTTAATTATCTTAGCAAAATAAACCCTATCATTAACTCTCTCATTTATAAACCTATTTGTAAGCTCGTCTACTCGTCTATCCTTATCAACCCTCTCCTTATTCAATTGTAATCCTAGAAATATTATAACACCAGTTAATACAGTGTTAGTACCATATTTCTTTAATATTTCACATATAACTTGAATTAGGTTAATCATAGCATTTTCTCTATTTTATCCACCTTCTCATTAAGCTCTCTTAATGGCTCGGTAATCTCATTCAACGATTTAATATATTCTCTTCTGGAATAAACAAGCTCTATGTTAAATTGTCTCTCTCTATCTATAGCCTTTCTAATGTATCTTTCTCTATCCAGATGATTTGTAATCAACATCACCATAGCCACACTTATTGTTATCACTCTCCATATCATTAAACTCACCTCCTAGTGTTTATATTTATAATAAGACTTAGCTTTAACACCTCTAAATCTATTATTATTTTTATTGTATTTTATATCTGATTTAATAGCATATCTTATACTATCCAATACATCATCATATAGTTTTATAGGCTCCTCACTAGCTCCACCTTTCCACACATATTGATAAAACTCTTCTTTACCTTTATTAAACTTATCTCTGATAAATAATAAGTTACCCTCAGATAATAAAGTACTAACCTCAGTAATACCCTCTATAACGCTTTTATCTGCATTTATAGCTGGTAGCTTAGCTCTTTGTAAACCACCAACATATTCTGGTCTAGCACTATCACAATAGAATCTCTGGATATTATAAGTCTTATGAAGTTCCTTACATTTATTTTTCCAGAAATCAAAGTCTTTATGTTGTTCTGCTATCTCCTCTACTAATATATACTTTCCACTACTCATCTTAGCTAGTACAACAATAGAACCATAGTGCTCATATCCCCAGTCGACACCTGCTATATATCTAACAACACCATCTTTATAAGGCATAGCATCTATTAAATGTTTATCTTCTTTAAACATAGGATACACAACTCCTTCCTTAGCTACCCAAACTCCCATTACTTCTCTAAGATATCTTATACTTCCCTCTTCGTATAAAGCTAGTTGTCTAGCAATATATTCTGGAGATAAAAAAGAATTATCAAACATAGTGAAATGATGGACCATTATTTGCAAATGATTATTTTCATCTCTAGTTCCGCCCTTATCTATAAAATCTTTCTTAAAGAAATGACAAGGATTTTCTGTATTTGTATCGGCAAATATCTTTGCTCCTTCTCCAGAAGTTCTATCAAAACATTCTGTTATAGTGTCCTCGTGTTGAGCTGTTGCTTCATTAATTAGAGTTCCGTGGGAAGTGAATCCTCTTATACTCTTCCAACAATCTGCATTAGCTCCTTGGAATACTGTTATAGTATTGCCAAATAATTCAAATGAATTACTTCTATCTAACTTAATACTTTCACCTAAATAGTTTTCAATCTCTCCTATTATATTTCTTTTTACAGAACTAATATTGCTTCCAACTATTATAAACTGTTTACCTTTAAATTTCTGGATATGAAGAAGAAATAGTAAGACCATTAAATAAGTTTTACCAGCTCTTTTACCTCCAGATAATATAGTTACATCTGGTTGTTCTTTTAACCATTCCATTAATACATCAAACTGTTTATTAGTATATTTCTTTCTTAATTTCTCTCTCATAACTACCCCTCAATTTGTGCTATCTCATTAAGAATACCGGCAACTTCTATTTCCTCTTTAGCTTTATTAACTAATTCTATCTTTGCAAACAACGCTTTTCTATCTTCGGCAATAACTCTAGCCTTACCAAGCTTTTCTAAATCTTCAATACTTAGTTCACCATCAAGCTTTTCTTCACACTTTTTTAACATATCGTTCCAAAATCCTATGCTTTCCCCTCTAAAATCATATATTCCAGAAGTTCTGGATAAAGAAGCTTCACTAACATTTCTATCTTTTAATAAGTCCCAACCCTCTCTTTTCTTTCGGGTATAAATAGAATTAGGTGAGACGTTAAATTTACTAGCCAATTCAGGTATAGGTATATTATGGTAAACATATAAAAATCTTATTTCTGATACAAGTTTCGTAAACCTTCCTCTATCTGCCATTCTTACCTCCCTTCTATAAAAAAAGGAACAGACATTAGTCTATTCCCAATTCTTGTTCTAATATAGTAATTATTAATGCTTGTGGAGATATATTTAACTCTCTACTTTTAGCCATTAATTTATCAAACAAATCTACATTACTTATGTTTAAAATCATATTTTGCCCCCTTCTCATAAATCCATAACAATATCAAAGCTTGTACAATTGGATTAGCAAGTATCCCTAATGGGATACCTGTAGACCAACTAAGAATTCCTAACAACCAATATAATAAAAATTGTATACATATCGCAACTATTGCCCTAATCATAATTCCTCCTAATAAGTAAACTCTAATCCTAATTCTTTTTCAACTCTTCTCATATTATTATAATATTGTTTCTCTGATTCTGCAAAGTCAAAGTTAAAATCATCTGCTTCTACAGCTCCTTTTCTCTTAGTCTCGCCTTCTATTAATCTACACTCATACTCTAACTCAAGCAACTCGTCGCCTATACTTTTTGCTTTCTCTATTTCCTCAGCAAGAGTTTCCATTTCTCTCATTACTTTAGTTGAGTTTTTAGATATAGCCGATGATGATACTCCGAATTTCTTAGCTAGTACAACTGGGCTATAACCCTTAACCTTATGTAAATAATATCTAATATATCTCTCTTTTCCTATTACACCTATTATATAAGCTTTCTTATCCATAGTTTCCTCTACGCTTTCCTCAACTTCTTTTGAAGCATAAACCTTATCTAAAAAGTCGTTAGACTGAGATAAAACTGTTTTCTTACTGTGAACCTTAATTCCATTTCTGTTATAATTTACGCCATTAACTGTATATCTTCCGTTTTCCATTTATCGTCTCCTCCTATATTAATATGAATTATTTCGGAATATTCTATTCCATTTCCGTAATCTTTTTATTCTCTATTTTAAAATCACTTATTACAAAAAACTCTTTCTCTACTTTCTTTCTATTGCTAAAGTCAGTAGTCTTTCTACTCATAAACTTTCTAGTAGGTGTATCTTTAGTAGCCACACCTTTTAATATATATCCATCTGATGTTACTGTAACTAACGTTAAAGTTTCAACTCCATATAGTTTACTTAGTTTATCCAACTTAGAAGTCTCACAACTCATACCTGACTTCTTAAAGAAGTCCAAGTTATAATTCCCTCTTCTAGCCTTAACCTCTAAGCAAGAGTATTTATCACCTCTTTTAACTACTAAGTCAGCTATACTATACTTGTCAACTGGGATTATCTTAGCTCCCAATCTCTTAGCATTATCTCCATAATGTTTAATTATTTTGTTTTCGATTTCTTTTGATTTATTCATTATATCCTCCTTTATTATCTTGTAAGTCTTACGACTTACGCTAGCCTTTAACAATCTTTCAGATTGTAAAGACTATAAGTTATTTAATATTATTTTATTCTGGAAAGAAAAATTACTAGACTTAACTAGACTTACTAGACTTCTTAACTTCTCTTTTCTTTTATCCAGAAATAAAGAATCACCAATTCTCTTAGTTGTAAAAGAATCTTTAGATTCTTTTCAACACAATCTCTTTAGAGATTGAATCTTTTATCTCTATAAATAATTGCTAAATTATTAAGAGTAGTTATTAGGATAAGTTATTAGGATAAGTTATTAGGGTAAGTTATTACGGTATGTTATTACGGTCTGTAGCACTTTTGTTTACTCTATAAATAATAAGGAATAATTAGTCCTAAATCTCATCTAAGCCTTTAATACCAATGCTTTATAGCAAAATCATAAGTGTCCCTATAGAGACACTTTTTTATATCCTATGCTATATATCCCATTCCTTGTAACCATCTATAGGCATATATATTAATATTAATGCCCTCTTTAGCATATCCTTGCCATAATATACAAGCTATTTGTCCACTATGAGAAGCTCCTTTATATAAATATGGATTAAGGACAAGTCTTTTAACTACTTCTCTTCCACCAGAATTAATCCTAAACATATCTATAAGTCCATTATCTGTCAAGAACTTCTTAACTCTAATTTGTTCTTTTCTACCTCTACAACCTATAGCTTCATATAATTCTTTCCAAGTATTTATAAATCTCTTATGATTAGACTTTAATATACAAGAAAACGGATGAGCTAATTTAATAGCCTTTAAGACATAAGCACACACAACTCCTTCTTCCAGAAGTAAGTCTTCTACACCATCATTTAGTTTATTACCAAAGGTTTGTATTTGTCCATAAGAATTAATTGACTTAGTAATTCTACACCAAACATATAACATATTAGTATCAATATCTGCTTCGCTTTTAGCTTCACTTAACATCTTATCCACCATAGCTTTTGTTACCTTAGAATCTTTTTTTAGAATTATCGTTTCCTCATATAACACTTCTCCTGTTTCTGGGTTTGTAATTGTTTGAATTAATTTGTTTTTCATTCCACATTCCTCCTTATTTTTTTATTCCAGAAATAAAAGAACTAATTAACCCCAATAGTTGTAAATGTATCTTTAGATACTTTACAACACAATCTCTTTAGAGATTGATTAGTGAAACACTAGTATAAAAACATATTAGGCTCAATTCAATTCTTAATCTAAACTCTTTATATTGTTAGCTTTACATAAAATGAAGTGTGAGTTGAGACACTAAAAAGTGTCTTCAAACTCTTTTTCAATTTTTGCTATCTTTTACTTATATTCTACTAAGAACAATAAAGGAGTCAAATGACCTTCAACTGCTCATAAGTCATTAAGATTAATATACTTACAAGCAATTATTAGGTCTAAAAAAGGTTTCTCTACTGGGACCTTTTTACATATCTTTTCTAGTTATATCTCCGTTATTATAGAAATAAACTTTAGCATATTTACTAACTGTATCTTTTGTATCTTCCCAAAATGCTAAGATTGACTTTTGTGATGCGTGAGAACCATTTCTCTTAACTTTAGGATTAACAAACATCCTCCAACCTCTTATACATTTAGTTTTCTTTACTATATTATTACTAGTTAAAAACTTTTTAAATCTAGCCTTCTGTGATTTACCAGAAATACCACACATTTCGTGGACATCATTCCAATTCTCACATATTGTAGTAGTATTTTTCTTTATCATATTATTCCAAGATGTATTCATAAGTAACTTAGCAAAGGCTATTGATAAGCTTCCAGCTTCTTCCATAAGTCCGAATGTCCTATTTTCGTCTATGAATCTACCTTCCATTTTTATTTGATTGTATCTTCTATTCATTTCGTCTGTAGCATACATAAATCCAAGTAGTTTATAAAACTCGTTCTCGTCTAATAGTTCACCTTTATTTATTATATCCTCTACTTCATTTGCTAATATTTTAAAGTTCTTAGCTTTTTCTCCAGAACTTACTTTGTCTACCTCAACACCAGTTTCATCATCTATTATTATCCAAGCCATTCCACATTCCTCCCTGTTTGTTCAAAAATATTTGTCCCTCTATAATACAATAACCACTTTTTCTTCCTAAAGGGTCCACTTTTTTTTAAAAAAATTTCTCCTTTCAGTATACAATAACCATTTCTCTACTGACGCGTGACATTATTTTACATTTATTTTTTTATAAAATTTATTAATATCAACGTTATATTTATTCTTTAATATACTCTTAACATCTTTAGCCTTAGCATTACCTAAGCTTTCATAAAATATCTTTTGGTTCTCTGGTGTATCCTTTTGACCTAGATAATATATTAGTTGTTTATAGTATTTCTTTTTAGCTTTAGATAAACTATTGAATCCTTTCTCCTCTACTTCTTTTACTTCTACTTCCTCTTCTTCCTCTACTTCTATTCTTCTGGAATTAAACTCTACTTCTAATGGATTTACTTTAGTTTTCTTCATAGCCAGAACTTCTTTATCACTAAATAATAAATCTTTGATATCCTCAAATGAATACTTTCCATTTACTAAGTCTTCGAATTTATCGGCTTTCATTATTGGTATAAGCTCATATTCATTAAAGCCTTGTGTTGATAATCCAGTTACTTTATCAACTGTATCTTTATTGAAATTATAAGCATCTCCTAAATATATAACCCCATCTCTTTTAATAATAGCTCCTTGTCCAACTGTAGCCATTGTATCAAGTTGTTTATCTCCTAATATAGATTTTATCCCAGCTTTATACTTAACTTTATTATTAGCAGAACGAGCTCCTGTAGCCATATTAGTAATAGGCTTTATCTCATCAATTCTATTACCATCTCTATAATCATCATATCCAAATGTTTTATTACCTTCTATTCTGGCATTAACCATAGCAATAGCTATTTCTTCTCTAGCTGGCTTATCTTTAACTAGAGTATTGAATAATATATTACGCTCACCTAATTGCATTTTAGAGAAGGCTCTAACACTTGAAGAGTTTGCAACTAATCCTACTGCTCCAGAAAGACTATATAAAGCTTGCTTAATTATATTTGTTTCGGCATCAGTATTTCTAAGTTTATAATCTCCTCTCATATCACTAGGTTCAAAATAAGTTTCTTGTTCTGTTGCAATATGAGTATCTATATCATTAGTTGTAATATCTAACTCCTCTCTAATAAAGTCATTAATAGCATTAACTCCTTGGAATTTAGAATCAGAGTAAGCTACGGCGTAACCTCTCTTTGTAGCTTCAATATCTATATTTCTTTTTCCAGAAACATTAATAGCTGTATTAAGATATCTTTTAACTTTATCTGGAAGAGAATCATAACTATCATTATTATCATCTAAGTAATCAGCTCTGGATTTGTATGAAGTAGCTTTATTTCTCATAATATCTATAGTATCATTAATCTCTCTTTTACTTAATTTATTTCTCCAATCAAATACTTTGCTATAATATTCTTGGTTTTCTTCTGTTGAGTAACCCCATATCTTTTTAGACTTATCCCAATTCATTGAATAAGTATCATATAAAGATTGTCCTGTCTCAACTATTCTTTTAGATATCAATTCTTTTGCAAAGAGTTTAATTGCTTCTTTAGTCTTATTATCGCTTTCACTATTATACCAATTATATACTTTTCTTCCAGAAGATAATATAGGAGCTTCTGATTCCAACATACCTAAATCTAAACCAGTAGTCTCTTGTACTTCATTAAGGATATCTGACCCTACGTACAACATAAAGTCACTAAACTCCTCTTCGTTATATTTATTAGTAAGGTTAGTAATCTCTGTTTCTGCTAATGCTAATCTTTCAGCCATATCTCTATCGCCATAAGTTAAGTCTTTTATCATACTTCCTGCCTTACCAGTAGCATAAATTAAAGCTATTGTAGTCAAAGCATTTGGTACTTGTTGTATAGTAGATTGTAATCCACCTTGACTAAATCTACTCTTTCTAATACCCTCTTTAGTTGTATAATATAAAGCTCCATTCAAAGTATCCATACTCATAGCTCTTGCAAAACTTCTATACATTAGTAGCCATTTACTAACTTCATTTTGTGCTTGTGTATGGAATATAGAGTTAGATTTAATATTACCTATGTCATCTGATATATAGTTAAATACTCCTCTTAACTGTCTTGATTCTGGAGAATTAATATCTAATAATTGCTTAGAGTCTATATAGTTTTCGTTATCTCTTATATGAGATATCGAGAACTCTCTAAAAGCTGTATAGTTTTTAGAGTTAACTCCATTAATACTTAGTATCCTTGCAAGCTCTGGGTTAACATCTGTTAATGATTCTGGTAGTTTATCTATCATTGATGTTGCGAATATCTCTCCATAACTATTAAGATTAATATCAGACATTTGTTGTATCTTGTATCCTAGTATAGAATTGTCTAATGCCTCTATTCCCATAGGGTTAGAAGAATTTCTTATCTTTAAATTATGTTCAAGTTTACCTATAACGTATTTTTGATTAGGTAAATTAGATGGAGTACTCTTAGCAACTCTCTTAAAGAATCTAGCTCCACCATAAGATAAAGCTCCTAAAGGATTGTGTCCATATCTACTAGCTCTTATTGCAGCTAAAGCTGGGTTGGTAGCAAATTCATTAATACCAGATGCCCACATAACTCCTCTACTCAAACCTTTTCTAAGTAATCCAGAGGCTCTTATAGCCAAATTAACGCTTGTGTTACTAGATGACCCTAGTCCATTATCAACCATCTTTATAAAGTCTCCGTGGATGGCTCTGATAGCCTTCATTCTCTCATTTGATACTATCTCCTTATCTATACTTTCTATATAAGAAGGGTCTAAATATTTCTTACTTTTGTTTTTAATTCTTACAGTAGATGTAGTTCCAAAGTTATCCAACATAGATATATCTTTAGTTTGTCCTTCAAAAATATCTCTTAGTAAAACCGAATTGTTTTTTAAATATTCTCCATCATTTAGTCCAGATAAGAAGTTAACCATATCCTCTGGAGATTTAAAATATTTATCTGCTAATCTATAAAATGGAATATACTCTGGAGTACCATAAGCATTATTAGTAGTTCTTTGTAGGTCTCCTAAAAAATAAAAAAGTCTTGTTTTATTGTCGTCACTAGAAGAAGAGAAGTTATTATTCTCAAAGAATTTATTTATATCTGCGTCTGTAACTCCTTCATTTAATTCTATTATTTCTCCAGAACCTCTTCTCTTTTTGAATCTAGTTTTATATAATTTTCCTAAGTCTTCATATAATTTCTCTTTATGTAAACAGAAGTCTAATCTATTTAACATATGAATATCATTTGTGTATTCATTTGTAGTTTTTGTAATCTTAGAGATAATATCTTTTGTAGCATCATTATATCTAATCTTAGACTTTTCAACTTCTTGTAATGCTAATTCTGTTAGGTCATCTATATTTGATGTAGCATTATTAAACATAGCGTCCTCTATTGTTATTATAGGTTCTACGTTATCTAAAATGTCATTTAATTTTTCTATACTAAGGTTATTAGTTTCCATTATAACCTCAAAATCATTTAACTCTCTTAGATTCATCCAATCATCTGTAGACAAATCTTCTTTGATTTTACCATCAGAGTTAATATATTTCTTATTAGTTTCAATAAAATGTTGTGGGTCTGTCAAATCATCTAATGTAAAAGTTACTTTATCTCCAGAAAGAATCTCTCTATCTTTAATTACACTATCCCAAAAAGCTTTATCGTCAACTAAATCGTCAGTATTATTTTTAACATATATATTAGCAAGGTCTTTATTATCATATCCAACTTTATTTAGATAATCTTGTGGTTTTTGTTTTAGTATATTACTATATTCATCAGCTACTAATACTCTCTGTTTATCAAAGTTTACGAAACTATTCTTTAAATAACTTCTGGAGTTAGCAAGCTCTACGTCTTCTAATACATTACCTTCTCTAGTAGCTTTAATATGCTCATCAATTTCTGATTTTCCTATTTCCAGAGTTCTACCAAATACGTCCTTAACGTCTTCTCTCATACCTCCTCTTCTTTGTAGGAAAGTCTTAGGGCTTTCAGGTGTTACTGGTCCATTAATATTCTTAACATCAACCACATCTGTATCAAACGTAACTCCTTGTTGAGTTTGATACGCAACTTTAGTTGCTCCATCATATAATCCGTCATCATCAAAAGCTTCTTTTAAGCTTCTAATATCTATTTTACTATCTCCTAACTCTATATTATTTGAAAACTTAGCCTTACTTGCTATATAATAACCAGCTATATCTGGCAAAGAATTTAATGCAGCATTAGCAGCATATTCTTTAAGAGTAGGCTCTCTGTTCTCAATTGATTCAGCTTGTGTTTTAAGTGAAATTGTATCTGCGAATATTTGTGATGAAAGCTTTAGTGCTATTCCAGCTCCACCAGTTAAAGAGCTAGTCCCTAAGTTTAAAGCCATTTCATATGGATTTGCTATTGATTCTGCCATACCACCTAATAAGTAGGGTATACCTTGCAACTCATCTTTATTCTGGATATAAAAATCATCATTATGTTTTATAATCTCTTGGACTTGTTTTTTATCATTCTCAATCTTCTCATTATATTCATCCGCATATTCAGATGTTCCCTTAACAATATCTCTCACAATATCAGTTTCACTAACATTAAACTTCTTAAACATATGAAGTCCTTTTCTATAACCTTCTTGTACTTTATTAACGGCGTATTCACCAACTACTGGTGTTCCGTAAAAAACATCATTTGCCATTTATTCCCTCCTAAAATTAAAACTCATTATTAACTGTAGCCCCTATGAGAGCCTCATAGGCGTCGTTGTTCGCCCTTACCCTAGCTTCACTATCACTACCAAAGACAGACTCCGTATATCCTCTCCTATAGACTTCTACGGGCTTCTTATTTAAATAGACTGTACTGTTGTTATACTTTTCAGATAGAGCTTTTTCAAATGCCTTAGGTTTTGCTTTTCTCTCTTTTATTCTATATTCTTTTATTCCAGAGATATCACCTATTGCCCCATCAACTATTTGTCTAAAAGATAAATTTCTTCTATATTCTCTGTTGAAATTTTGAGCTGTATAATCTAGTTGACTAGACCAGTTTATATTACCAGTCACAATTTGCCCTAATATGTAATTATTTAACATAGTTTGTTTGGATATAGAAAGATTGTATTGACTAATAGCTTTAGCTATACCACCCTTATCTGACAACTCACTATATAATATATTCTTTGCTTTCTTAGTTTGTTTACCGGCACTAATATAATTAAGAGTTTCTGGAGAAGTTTTATAAAGTTCTACGTCCTCTACATTAACGACTCCTCTGGACAATAAACTTCTAATCATATTTTCTTTTTGTATCGGGTCATCATCATAACTTTCTATTAAAGATGTAACAGATGATATAGAAGTACTCCTATCTTGACCCGCGTTTTCATTAGCTTGTATTTCTTGTTTGAATCTACTTGTTTCTGTAGTTGAATACATTTGTACAAACTCTCCATTGTTTACTATATCTTGAACCGTATCACCAAAGTATTTCTTAGATATATAACTATTTTGCATAATATCAGTAGGTGTAAGTGGAGTTTCCTCTACATCTGAAATAGCAATTGTATAGTTACCACTTCTTATATTACTATCTATTCTTCTGTAGTCAGTAACATATTTACTTCTAAGCTTTTCTTTTTCTGCTTCAACCTTTCTATCTAATGTATATTTTTGATTCTCTAATTGAGCCTTTAATTTATTTGAATTGTTACGAATAAAATCTTTAGTAGAGTTTTCTAAATTGCTTAGATAAGTATCTCTATTTTCTTTATCCAGAGAACCTTCTGCAATAAGATTATCTATCTCAATCTCGTAAACTGCTTTATTCTCCGACCCTTTAGTTAATTGAGTTAAAGCCTCTTGCTTCTCTTCAATAGACAAATCATTACTATCTATAATCTCTTGAGCCTTTCTTTTTAATCTTTCTCCAGAACCTTTTAATAAAGTATTCATTTTCATTTCTCTTATATTACTTTCTGGAATTAAACCTTTAAGTTTATCAAAGCCTTTTAAAGCTTCTTCTCTTGACTTCTCTGCTTCTGTTTTATTATCGTTATTTATATAATCGTACATTAATCCAGTAGCTACAAATATTGTATCATCAACTACCTTCTTACTATCATACTCATTCTTTTGACCTTGTAAAACAAAATTCTTATTAGCCGCTGACCCGTTAACCGTATTATACCATTGATTAACATCCTCTTCTTTTGTGTACTTTGTATCACCTATAAGAGATTTATTTAGTTCATATACTTGATTTAATCCATCAATATATGCTTGATAATTATCGTCACTAAACTTATCTTTTCCTTCCCATTGACTCTCATATTCTTGTATTCTATTATTTGCTTCTATCTTTAATTTAGCTAATTCATTAGACCTTTTAGCACTATCTAACTTAGTCGCCATTTGCCCAGCTACCTTATACGCTATATCTAGTGATACATTTCCAGAGGTAACTTTGCTTATATTTTGGGTGTTAATATTAGGCGATATTAAATTAGGGTTGGCTTGTATAGTATTTAAATTAACCTGTTTTATAAACTTGTTTGCCATTAATATAATCCTCCTTTAATGCTGACTGATAACAAATCATCTAACTTACTATCATTCTTAGCTTTATAACTTCTATATTCATCTAATCCTGCATCAGCTAACTCCATTACACTTGATAGTATTCTATTATTTGTATTTTGTTTTACTGCATCTACAGACTCATCTAAAGCGTTTATTTGGTTTGTGTATGTTTGGTCTAATTGTAAGTTTTGAGCCATTGTATTAGACGTAATGGCTGATATTTGATAGGTATTATTAGCTGTTAAGTTATTCATACTTTCAATATATTCAGCATCTAATCTACTTTGAACACTCTCTGTTTCAGAAGTTGTTGTCAAGTAAGTACTTTGTTGACTTACAAATACATTTATATCACTACTAGCATCTAAATATTCATTAGATAATTCTAACCTATCCTCCGCATAATTAGCCATAAGACTAGAATACGTATCATTATATGCTTCTTGTATTTGATTTTTATTATAATTATAATACATAGTTGCGACATCCTTCTCATATTCTGCAACTTTACTTGCTGCCATATTTTGTATTGTACCTGATATTGACTCCATAGCCATTTTACCAGCTGCTAACATTAATTCTACCATACTAACCTCCTTATATTAATTATCGATAACAAGGTTTACAAGCGATTGTATTCCTTGCAATTCTACTATTTTATCATTTTCATTAGTTGATATCTGGATAGAAAAACCAGTCTTAACTCTTATAGAGGTTCTTTGTTTATATATACTATAAACATCCTCTACACTTGATGGAAGGTTAGTAATAGGCTTACCGTCTATTAAAACACCTTCTATTCCTTCTCTATCTTCATTATATAACTTAACTACTATATCGTTTATAATAGATGAGTTATCATATGTATATAATATACCACCTTGTGTTAAATTAAAAGGATTTAATGTAATTGTCGCATACTTATAATTCTTTTCTGTAGGAATAAACAAATCTTTATCTGATAATATTTTATCTTCCAGAGATAAAAACTTTGTAGCTCCACTAGTATCAAGCTCCAATTTAACCTTTCTAAATATTCCATCTGAATCTGCGATATCTATAATATAAATATATTCCTCGTCTTTACTTCTGCATACAACATAATCTGTATTATCTATAGATACTCTACACAAGTCTTTAAATAGATTCTTAAATGAAAATCTATCTACGTCTACTGTATTAAAACTAGTTTGTACAGATGTTTTATCTAGTAATAATACTTGTAATGTACCCTTGCTATTTAAGAAATATACTGAATTATTCTTTACACAGAACTTATCGGAACAACTTACATTTGATATTACCGATATATTACTTCCTATACTAGTCGGTGTTATTTGAGTACCACCATAACCTATTATATAAACACCAGCAGTTGTAAGTATAAACAATCCTATATTAGAAATTACCCCAGTTATTTCACCTATCTTATTATCTATAGGGTCTAACTGAAAATAGAATGCGTCATCACTATTACTATCATTTCTAAAGTTGCTAGGCTCACTCATTTTACTAGCATAAAATAGTCCGTCTTTATAAAAATAAGTTCTATCTTGATAGAATGCTACTCTTTCTGGAGAAGAAATATTATCAATCAATTGTCCAAAAGAAAGCAATCCAGAATCCTCTCCAGTCATTGAGGTAAAGTAGTTTCCATTATACTCCTCATCAAATGTTAAGTCTCCTATCTCCACAGAAGTGTTATTAACTATATATGTTTTGTCATCTTCTATTTCTTCAAAAGTATATAATATACCATATATATCCCCCTTTTGAGGATTATCAAAGTAATCTATATCAACACTAGATGAATAAGTTGTATATATTCTATTTATCTGGATAGAAGAATTAGGTAAATATATTTTTCCTCCAGAAACCTTAATCTTTGGGTCTGATAATGTACTTTGTTGTACTACTCTTAATTTATTCTTTTCTGATGATAGCGAGCTACCAGAGACATAATAAGGATTACTTGATACGACCCATAGGTCTAGCTTAACATCCTCTTTATATCTAATAGGACAATCTATATCGTCAAACGTATCTGACAACTCTATATCGTCATCCATAGAATACGATATAATATCGTCTGTACCATTATATAATACAAACTCGTTTTTACCTATGACCTCTATCTTAGTGTTATCTCCTAAGCTATGAGCTAACCCTTGCTCTATTTCATTAGTAGTATTATTTAATCTATAAATATATTCTGAGGTTAATATTAATGAATACCCTTTAGCTGTTTCTCTAACATCTAAGATACTTCCTTGTAAATCTAAAGTTATTTTATCATATGTTTTAGCTACCTTTAATGACCCTATATCTGTTACTAGAAAGTTAGTTATTTCTTTTGCTCCAGAACTATAAATATCACTTGTTCTTATTCCAGATAACCTTTCTCCAATCTCCCCATAGTTCCACATATTGTTAACAACATACTTAGTTTCAGCCATATTACACCACATCCCTTACATATGGGACAAATTGGTTATTATATAATCTTTGTAGCTCTTGTTCTGTTCTTGTGTTAAGTAATTCTACTCTACTAGAAAAAGCATTCATACTTTCAGATACCTTTAAAGCAGTCATTAGTACTAATAGATTATACATATATTCTGGATATTCAGATAAAGCTATAGTTCTACAATATTTTAGATAAACCTCATCATCATATGAATATATATAATTACCTTCAAACTCTCCAGTGGAGTTAACAAATCTTAATTTATTAAGATAGTCGACGGGTATATTAAATCTATTCTGTCCCAATTCATTAACACCATCTTTATTTAATTTAACAGTCGTTGCGTTAAACCTTAAATCTGTTCTTACGGCTAAGCTTCCAAGGATATCCTCTAATATAGTACTAGCGAATTGATAAGTATCACTTCTATTGTCGTTATATGTTGATACTTCACCTATTTCCCTTAGGGCAGCCTCTATTATTTTTCCTCTATCTAAAGACATATTATGTTACCACCTCTCCTTTTTATGTTTATATCTATATTAATACTTCAATTTATGGAATGTAATGTTCCGTATCCGTATATAAAAAAAGGGACTAATTAAAGTCCCTTAGTGTTTGTCTTTTCAAATACCGCATTATAAATCTCGTCATCTAATTTAGAATCAGTTCTTTCTACAACGGCTTTTAATAATAGCAATATTAATCTTTCTAAAGCCTCAGTTCCAAAGTATTTTACCGCAAAAGATTTTATAAAGTTCAATAATAAGTTCATAAATACCTCCTATAAAATGTATAATTATTAATCAGTTTTTGTATAAATTTTACTCAAAACATCAAAAGTGAAAAAAAGTATGGACCCTTTTTATGTGTAAACTGGTTATATTACTATGTAATAAGAAATAAATGTAGACTAGATAAACTTTGAAAATTAGTTAATTATTTCTCTTGAAAGTATTATAAATTAGTTTTCAAATATTAAATAGCTTACATAATACTTGTTAATCACAATAAGTGAACGAAGTTTATCAAATATTCTGGAATAAAAAATTACTTAGTTAATTCAAAGACTTGTCTTCTATTTCTTGGGTCAAAAGAAATATGAATCCAATAAGTACTTCCACTATGTTCTAGTATTAGTTGGTCGAATTCTAAGTCAGATTCAGCAATTGCTTTAAACACTTCTTCTATTTTTCTTCCCAGAGGTAAAAAGTCTATTGCAAATCCCTTTAGATGGGCTGAATTAGTTGCACCTCCAACGGCTCTATTTAATTCAGAACATCTATACCAAGAGTTAACCCTTAGGGGAACTCTTAGGTATTCTCTTACCTTTTGTATTCCTACCGTACTTCTCATTAAATTATTTATTAATGTCTCTGGAATAGAATTATCTATATTTAATCTATCAGCTGTACTAGATTTAATCACTTCTTTATATGTAAAATTAATCATTATCCCTCCTTTAATATTTAATAAAAAGGGATGGCATATACCATCCCCCTCTATTAAAATTTTACTATCTAACGCAAGCGCAAGTACCTGAGTTAGCAGCTGTAATAGCTTTTATAATCTCAGCTGTCTCTGCTTTTCTTTCAGCGGTAGCTAGATTACGTAAGATATTATCTTTGTCCAATTGTTGCATTAACTCTCTAGTTGCGCACGCTTGCGCAGTTACTTCTTTTTGAGTTGCATTACTTTCTTGTAATATCAACTTTTGAGTTTCACAACAACAGTTAGCCTGTTCTTTTTGACCAGCAGTAATCAAATTATTAACATCTCTAAGTCTGTCTGCTTCTCTAAACTCAGCGTCAGAGAAGTTTTTATTCGTTTGGTCTGTTCTAAGTATCTCTCTAGTTTCTAAAGCTTGAGCAGAAGTTCTAGCTAATGAAGCCTCTAATGCTTGAGCGTGGCAGTCACTAGCTGTCTTAGCCGCAGTACCATCTGCTAAAGCCGACTCTCTTAAAAAGTTAGTAGGTCCTACTCCCATTCCTGGACCACCATACATTCCATTACCAAAAAATCCATTTCCTAATACACCTAAACCTCTTAGTGCTGCAAAGTCCTCGATTCCTATTCCATTTTCCATATACAAATACCTCCTAAAGGCTATAAAAAAATATAAAAAATAATCTATTCACATTGGATAGGTTATACAAGTTCATCTAAGTAGTCTGTATAGATGATTTCTTTATTCAATTCATCTAACTCGGCTGTAATTTCCAAGACGGACTCTTGTTTTGCTTCATCTACTTGTGCGTAATATAAGGCTTCTAGATTACCAAGTATTAGTTCCTTTTTCTTGGCTTCTCTTTTATTCTTAATTACATTTTCGATAAAGGCTTTCTTTTCTGTTTTTGCAAGGGGGAGTTCCTTATATGTCACTCTCTCTAGGCTAAATTCTTGCATCTGGTTGTAGAACCCATCTACAACACGGAAGATTAATGGTACAAAATCATCATCCTCAAACACATGATATTTAAAGTCTTTAATAAATTTACCTAATGTATGGACTTGTAACTCAATGTCCTTAAAGTCTTTTATATCTTTTAGTTGAAGATATTCGATGTTTTGTAGATTAACAATTCCGGACGCATTCTTGTCGATTAATAACGCTTTCATTTATCGCCTCCTTTTTTAACCATAGATTTTTCTTCCAGAGTTAAGTGTTTCAGCCAAACACATAACAATAATCTCTTATCATATATACCTCCTTATCTCAATTCTAATCTTGTACCAATCCCCCAGCCAGAGTCAGAGGGGTTGCTATTTATACTTGCGTAAAAAATACCTGCCTCATATTCATCGTTCCACTTTCCACCATGTACTAAAATTCTAGTAATCGAAGGGTCATACGCATACGTATAGAAGCCAGACCCATAATTATCATTACTTCCAACAGAACGAACAACAAAAGCAAAATCTAAATCTCCTTCTTGCATAAAACTTATCCACCCATAGGGTTGAGTTAGAGGATTGGTTGAGAAATAGTTCCAACCATCAACATTCAACACATAATCAGACTTTATTTGTTCCATCTTTTCAATAGAGTTTGTATAATAGTACCCATCATCACCAACAGCAAAACCATCAACAAATTGTCTTATGTTACCCCAAAAGCCCTATAACCCTCTTCCTCTTTGTATTCTTTGATGACCTCATCTACTAAGCTGGACCTATTATAGCTCCATTTCTCGCTTAGTATTTTTTCTAGCTTTTCGTAACTTTCTTTTGTAATATTTACGCAAATTCTAACAGTTTTAATATTATGACTTTTGTAATTCATTCGTAAGCATCACCTCTTTTTATATTTTTCCATAATCGCTATATTTCCGCAACTTTCTTTTTTTGACTTCTTTTTTTGTCATTTTATATTTATTTACAAATTTTCCAACATTGGCATATTTACACC